GGTGTCTGGGCTGGCGTTATTTGCAATCCAGCTAAGTCCGGCCAAGATTGCCTTCCTTGTTCCGCCGCCGCTGCAGTTAAGCACGCGAACCGGAACAATCGTTGCGGCCTCAGCAACGCCATATCCGGCCCCGGCGATAAGCGACGCCACAGAGGTTCCGTGGCCCTTGCCACAATCAAGCGTGTTCTTGCCAAAGCTGTAGAATCCCGGAGCAAGATTCTCAATGTATCCGTTGTCGGCAATCCCGGTATCTACCACGTAAACGGTAATGCCTGCGCCCTTGCCGGCGCCGTCCCAAACAAACCCGTCGCGGACGTATCCTCCGCGCCAAAAATCGTCTGGCTCAAGGATGCGGTCACGGGCCCAGTCGTCTTCTGCTTGCGCGAAATATTCTGGTGCGGGAGGGCAGGGGACAATAATGAGGGCCAATGCAACAATAAGGTTAAACATTGGTTACGCCCCGATCTGTTCGGCGTTTTCCCCTACGGTAGCGTATACCGGCATGCCCGGCTGAATATACGCACCCTCGACGTTAAACGAGATGTACTCGTCAGCCTCAAGGTACGGGTCAAAGTCTTCAGCCTGATCCTGGTCGCGGCTCTGTTCCTGCTCAATAATCTCTTGCGCCATCTTCTTGACCATCTTATCTCGGTCATAAATTGCTACCGTAAGCTGTCCGTTAGACCCATGAAAGATGTTTCCGTGTCCAATAAGGCAATCTTCCCAACCATCGGCGTACAAAACGCCTTCAATCTTTTCAATTACTGAGGCCATTATTAACTCCTAAATACAAAGACCTGCCTTTTCTTGCAGGAGATGCAGTACGTTGACGCATGTCGCTCCGACAACGTATTGGACCTGACAGAATCCTTAGCCTCAATCCTTCCACAGCGAGAGCAAATCCATCCCTCGCTGATCGTCTTCTTATCTACAACAACGAGCTTGTATTGCCAAGACTTGCGCTTTGGGTCTTGGTTCTGCTGGTGATCAATAACATGACCAGCAGTCCTAAGTTCTGCTACCAGAGTTCCAAAGCGCTCCCCTTGCGGAAGCTCATCCTGAATCAGCTTGGCGTCAACCCAGCTGTTGGGATAGCGCTGCAAAACAGTCAGAACGACCTTTGCGTTCTTTCCGATCACTTTACACGCACCATCTTATTAATCACCGTGTGGTTTGCCCACGCGTGCACGAAGCGCTCAAGGTCCTCAACGTCGCTTCCGTTAAATGTGGTGGAGATGCGGTCATTATGGACGTTCATCACAAGCTGAGCGCGAAGCTTGTTGGTCTTCCGGTCCCTGCCAATGAAGCAAAAGCCTTCGTATTCGCTGTCCTTGCCGCCAAGAGTTTTTGCCATCTGCTTAGAAACCGTAGAAAGATACTCGCCAATCTCATCTGACAAGGAGATCAAAAGAGCGCTGTCCAGGCTAGAGTGGCTGGTCCTCTTTAGCTTTCCCTCGGTTCCGCTCACTCAACACCTCCAACAAGCTGGTTTACAAGATCCTCTGCGCGCTCCGCAGCAAAATCAATCTGGTTTGAAAGGCCCTGCCCCAGGATGGTCCGGTCTACTCGATTGATTACGGCCCAGAATACCACATTATTCTCCCGGTCGTTTTCTAAAATAATCCACAGGTCTTCTCGCTTCATTTAGGCACCCGGCTTTGCTGGGTATCTTGTAAATTCCGCAAGGGGGCAACCGCCGTCCCAGCAGAATCCGCCCTCTTCGACGGTCGATCCAGCGCAGTTTAAGCACATGGTGTCAACCGCTCGCTGCAGCCGGGTAAGCATCTTGCTCTCAGCCAGGACTACACGCTTACTGCCTGACTTTGTCTCCACGACAGCAAGCTTTTGCAAAAGCTCAGAGCCTTCTCGACCATGCTTAAGGGAGTAAAACTCAACAAACCGCGCAATGAACTGCGGAACAATCCTTCGGTGCCCATAAACGTATGCAGCAATTGTCCTGTGGCTGTATCCGCCCATTTCTTCCGCAAGCTTCTTTGAGGCCTCTCCTCGGTTGAGCCCAGGGTACATCTTCTCAAGCTCGTCTTCGAGCTGGCGATAGGTCATTGAGACGGATTCGCGGAGCGACACTATTCTGAGTCCGCAGTGCTTAGTTGGACAAGGTCTTCTTCAAGCGGCTTTCCCCAAGTCCCACGACGAAGGGCCACCGCAATCAACGCGTAGTTAGCAATGTCAAGCAGCGTATCTTCAAGGGACTCCTCGGTGCTCTCGTCCATTTGGTCAAGCTCAACCTTGCCGTTTACAACGCGGCCATTCATAAACTTTAGCGCCCGAGAAACTTTGTCAAAAGAAATCCGGCCAATCACGCCGTGCAGTCCAAGCTGCTCAATGTTTGAGTTTCCGTACCGGCGCTGTTTTGCAACAAGAAGTGAGAACGCTTCTGAGTAAATCTTTTGAAACTCCGCCTCAAAACTGCCAGACACAAACAAGTCTGGAACTACTGTTAAATCCAAATAGGTCACCTTGTCTTTTGGTTGCACCTTACCCCCTTGCGCTTAGTGCGCGCTTAATTCCAGTCTCAAGGTCAATCTTTGGCGTGTAGACCTGCAGCATAGATGAAATGTCTGCAACTCGCCAGTTTACGCCCTCTGGCTTGTCTGTTAGAAATTGGAACTTTGGGAAGTAGCCTTCTGCTTTGGCCACCATCTCGCCCAGCTCCCGGAAGCTCGTGGCATGTCCTGTGCCAATGTTGAGTGGCTGGCGGTAGTCTTGCTGGACCGCCGCATCAACGCACCCAACCACGTCGCTAATGTGCACAAAGTCGCGGGTCTGCGTTCCGTCTCCCCAGATAACAAATGGATTTTCACGATTGCGGCCACGCTCGATAAACGACGGGAACGGATAGTCAAGCGCCTGGTCTTCGCCATAGCCGGAGAATGGTCGGAACACATGCGTGCGCACCCCCTCCGCCTCAGCAAACTGCGCCAAGTATTCTCCGGTGAGCTTTGACCACCCGTACGTGAGGTCAGGGTTGCGGATGTTGCTAAGGTTGATGTCTGCCTCTGTAAGCTTCTTATGGGAATGCTTTGTTTGCAGCTCCACCGGATACGCCGCAGACGAAGAGAAGTAAACAACTCGTGGCTGCTTAGTCCGGATTGCCCACTGCCACATCTCCGCATCGATTGAAAGGTCAACCGCCACCGACAGGGGATTGCCTTCGATCTTTGCACGCCCACCGACAACGGCTGCCAGATGAATTACCAGGTCAAACTTTGTATGATTTGCCAAGGCAAAGAACTTTCGGACGTCCATTGAGTCAACGATGTCAACGCCCAGGATGGTGTGCCCCTGGCTTTCATAGAACTTCTGAAAGTGCCGGCCCACAAATCCACGGTGCCCGGTAATCAGGATATTCACTAGTACGCCTCCAACAGCTCAAGGTCATATTCAAACTTGCCAATGCCGCCATTTTTGACGGATAGGCTCTCGTCTTCCCAGAAAACAAAATAGTCGTTCTCGTCCAGGGCGGCCCCAACGTGGTTTGCGGGGTTCTCTAGCTCGATAGGAAACTTCTTGGTGATGCTTGGGGCTGGAACTTTAGTGTTAAAAAAACTGTCATGAATCATGCAGCTCTTCTCAACCCGAACCCACACCCTTTCAGCAAGAAATCTTTGATCAGAAACATAGGCAAAAGATTTTGCGTGCGTATAAAGCGGGGTTTTATTGTTTGTTTCCTGCATATACAGCCCCATCATGGTCGCCATGTTGCGCAGCTTGTCGGCGTATCCGCCCCACATCCCTGCGCTTAGCGCCCATTCCCTGTGCCCGGTTTCGTGGTCCTTCATCACATGAAAGTCTAGTCCGCTCTCGTACCATTCGTCGTATGCCCTTCGCTCCCTAACGGTCAGTCTGGCATCAAGGTCTCGAATCAGCACAATATCAACGTCGCGGTCAGAGAACGCAAGGAATCTCCACGCCCTGGAAAACCATTCATTGCCAGCTGGGGCGTTTTTAATTTCTACGTTAGGGAATTTTTTAAGCTCTTGAACGACCCAGGCCGGAACACCATTGCCAATATAGATTCGCACCGTGAATTCTGGGTAAATCTTTTTTGCAAGAACAACATTAATGAACGCGCCAACAACGTATCTCCTGCTGCTGCCGTACAGAACATATGAAATAAGGCTTTTCACTTGCTTAGGATTTTTCTCAAATCTTGCGCAAACTGGTCCCGAAGGTATCGGTCAAAGGCAACGGCGTCTTTCGTGTAAACCTCAGCGCTATTTACTTCAATGTATCCGGCATCGTTATCCGCTTTACCGGCAATAGGATGTAGGTGCTCAATGATGATGTCTCCACGATATACGAGGTTTCCAAGTTCTTGCCCAAGGGCCTTCCAAAAATTGTCCATATACAAGTGGATAAGCGTCGGCGGGGCCATGTACCCAATGGCTCGGACAATAGACGCAGACATCATTACGGCAGTTGGCAGGTTTTCGCGTTGCAACAAATCGTTTCCGTACGCCACGCCCGGGCGGTCCCCAATTGACCTGGCAAGCTCTGTGTCCCACCCCTTTGTCATTGGGCGGTGATCATCCCCCATGAACGCAAGGTACTCGTAATCGTTTGCGTGCTTTGCCGCCAAGAGATTAAGCGTCCCGCACATGCGCAGCCTTGGGTTGACTGATGCCTTTGCCATAACTTCATCCGAGTATGGAGAAAAATCGTCTTCGTCAATTCCAAACAAGATGTCGCAGTCTTCCGATGTTTCTTGAAACTGCTTAAGAAGCGCGTCGCATGCTGTTGGCCGGTGTCGAGTTGGAACAATCAGCAGCGTCTTAGCCATTTTTTGCCGCCGTCTTCATGGTGATCAGCCACTGGGCTTCTTCTTCATTTAGTCGCACAAAATCTTCTCCTTGCAGATTGTTTGGAAAATGCACCGAGTACGGGTCCATATCGTTTGACCAGCGCGGAGCATAAGCCATCGCCATGCTAAATGACGAGGCCCAAAGATACCAGATAGCCGCAGCCTTGGAGCTAGGTGGTGGCGTGTTGTTCATAGGATGGACTATACCACACCATGAGTAGATTTTCACAGGATTGCGCGCGGGGTCAAATCAACACTATCTTGTGTTACTGCCCCCTTCCAACCGGGGCGTAGCGTCTCTGGGCGTTTTCCCAGGGGCCGGTGGGGTGACCCGCGTTGGACGGGTCGGCATGGTTTATTTCATGCCGGCCCCACCGCCGAAATATGGAGGCAACATGGCCGGAAAAGCAAACGCAAAGCTTGTACTTAAGGCGGCGGCAAAGCCTGCCCATCTAACCGACCTTGTCTGCTATTCATGCAGCAATGGGATAATGTCAAACGAAGTAACCACCTGGAAGCACATCTGGTTTCCGGAGGGCGCAGCTCGACGCTCAATTTTTCGCAAGTACCATAAGAAGTGTGCTCCAAGCATCTCTGCCGATGCGGGTAAGAAGCGATGAGCCAGCTAGTCACACCGTACCCGGACGATGAGTCTGCAGAAGAAGAGTGTGGCGATAGTTGCGGAGTTGCCCTTGCCGAGCGAATCTGTGAGGCATGCGACGAGACGTTTGTTGCTTGCTATGATCACGAAACTTATGTAATGCTTTGCGAGCTGTGCCGTGAAGTCTAGAAAAAAGGAACGCAATGAAGAAATCGCGCAATTGTTCTTGGATGGCTACACGGCCAACGAAATCGGAAGGATGCACAGCATCAGCAAGCAGCGCGTCTCATTTATCCTCCACAAGCTCGGTATCCGAGCGGAAGAGTCTTTTACAACAGTTACGCTCCCGGACCCATACGTTGTGGCGCTTAATTTTGGAGATGTTGCCAGCAGCATAATGCTGGATTGGTCTGCGGCAAAGATCTTGCCAAAGTTTGATTGCGTTATCAGCTCTACGCCCGACACTGCCCACATCGACTTGCGCCAATTTAGCAATCGGGAGCATGTCCTTGCCTACGTTCCAAAGCTGGAAGGGGCTGAAATTCCTGGCAGGGAGATCCGCTCTAACTGGCTAATGTACGCCTACCCGCTAGAGGAGTCTCGCTTTAATCCTCTTGCTTCGGAGCCGGAATATTCTTCAGCCGATTAACCGCAGCGGCGTCAAATCGGTAATCAATAAACCCTGCGTGTCCGGTTCTGGCGTCAATCTTCGCCTTAACTGAAACACCGGCACGCCTTGCAAGTCGGCAAAACGAGACGTCTTCTCCGTAATACATAGTCACGTCGGCGCCGCGCAGTTTTCCCTCAAAAGACTCGTATTTAAAAAACTGATGTACAACTTTTGCATTTGCTTCAGTTTTATCAGTTGGGTTGAATTCAACAATTTTCATAAGCGCTTCTCTCGAGGTAAGCATGGCGCCGGTTCCAATCCACTCAACATCGGCCAGCCCGTAGTCGTTTGGTCGAAGAATGCCGCTTTCTGGAATGGCAAAATTTGCGTCAGACATGATCGCCGGAATATCTTCTGGGTCGTATTCTGGGTTTGACCGAAGGGTTTCGGCAACCCGCTCCCATTTTGGGAACTTCTTGCAGCAGGGCAAGCCAATAATTGCGTCTGATAGGTGGGGCAGGCACGCCAGGATGTCGGCCGCTCCGTAGCTAATGTCCGAGTCGACCATGAGAATCCAATCGGCATCAGACTGCATGAACCGGTCTACCAAATAGTTTCTTGCCTGCGGAAGGACAGAGTTGCCTGGGAGAAAATCAACTCTAGTATTAATTTTTTGCTGAAACAGCGCGGCTTTTAGGTTGTCGTACGCGCGCATATAGTCAATGGTAATTTTTCCATCAAGCGTTGGCGTTGACACCCAAAGTTTTGGGAACCTCTTGGTTGGAGCTGACTGAATCCTTGGCTCGGGCATCAATGGGCCTTGCGCTTTGGCCCAGTCAAGTCGGGCATCTTCTGTTGGCGCTCGTCTTCGTGCCACTTTGCATGCTCTCGCTGCAGGTTAATAAAAACACCAATGGCCTCTCCCCAGGCACGGCGCTCTCCCTCTGCAACTTTCATGGCCATACCACCAGCAAGCAGAAGCCCGCTGAACAAGAAGCCAACAACAAATCCAAGAAATACTGCCGCAAGATCCATGTTACTTATCTCCTTCAAGCGAATGTAGCGCAGCTAGGTCGTATTGCAGCCCCAGAGAGGTGCTGTGACGAGTGTGCCCGTCGACCTTCACCCATACCTTACCGCCAATTGCACGGAACTCATCGCAAAAATTGTAGTCTTCTCCAATAAAAGAATTATCTCTCCGACCGTAGCGGAAATACTCAACGGTTCTTACCTCTTTTTCATCTAATTGCTCAAGATACCATCGGTCCGGGTAGGCCTTCTGGAAGCGTTCAAAGGCGCTTCTTTGGACGACCATACACCCCGTACCGGCATGTGTGGCGCTCATCAAGCCAAGGGCTGCTTCTTGCTGAGTAGGCGGCGGCGACGAATTGTCTAAGATAAAGTTTGGCCTGCCAAGAACGGCCTCAATGGCCTCCGCCGGAACTTCCGGGCGCTGTCTTACAAGCTCCACCGCCCGGTCCCAACGGATTTGTCGCTTGATGCAGGGCAGGGCAACAACCTCTTTGTCTGCCGCAATGGCAAACATGATGTCTTCCCAGGCGACAGTGATGTCTGCGTCAAGCATCAACATGTGCGTTGCGGTGGACTCTTCCATAAATTTTGCAACGCAACGATTTCGAGCTGCAGGCAGCATTGAGCTGCCAACCACAAAGCCCCAGTTGAAGTTAATCCCAACCTGCAAGCAGGCCCGCTGGATGTTAAGCAGCGAGTGGGTATAACCGTGATCCAACTTGCCGTCGATGATCGGCGTAACCGAAATCAGTGAGATCTGCTCCGGCTGGGGGGCCGTTGTCTTCACAAAGTTTGGTTCTCGCTTCTGCTTTTTCTTGCTCATGGGTTCTCCTTCGTGGACAGAAGATACCACACTTTTTCGCCGTTTGGTGCCGTTTTTGGGGAAGGGGGGGAGAACCTTTAAGGAGAGGGGGGGATGGGGGCTCAGGGCTCCGGGATCTGGGCTAATACTTCTTTTTGTAGTTAGTACACAGGATTCACCTTGACTTTTGTATTCGGGGGAGCGTATGCTTCGGTTCCTTCCTGGGGGGGATGGGGCGACGGGTGACGGGTGACGGGCTGATATTGGAGGTTAAGTGAGCGGAAAAGATTTGAGGTTGATGAGCGAGAAGGCAGAGTGCTTGCATTCGGCAGCAATCATTCTTGGGCCAGAGGGAGCCAAGTCATACGGTTTGCCCACAGATGTTGAGAAGTGCTTGGATTGTGGATGGCGAGCATTTGAGCAGGCATGTGGCAAGCGAGTCGAGCTTCCGCCGGTGCAAATTGTTTGGTGGGAAAAAACTGCACAGCGAGATGCGCATTGGGTTGCCGAATGTTTTCCTGGGGATCTTGTTCCAGACGAGGCCAGCTTAATCGGCCGAGGAGAAAATCCGGGAGAAGCAATTCACCAGCTTGCTGCGGCGATTACTTCTTCTTTGAAGGGTCAGCGCCAATAACTACGTGAGTCTCCTGCGGAATCTTTTCCTGCCAGGCCCAGCCAGAACCCTTGTAGGTAATTTTCGGAGAGTTAAACACAACCTGCATTTCGCCGTTACACACAAGGCATAGCTCCTTAGAGTCGTCGCTCATCTTGCGCACGGTCTCCCGGACAATATCGCACTTCTTGCACTTGTAATCGTAGGCTGGCATTGCTTCTCCTTTGGTGGAGCCGGGCGGGAGTTACACCCGCCGTTACCCTCAGGCATGATGACCTTTGGCGTTTACTCGGCCCCAGGGGACTATAACACGCTAAAGACCGAGCGTCACCTCTCCGGGCATTGCGTTGTCGCGTCGAGCCTGGTCTTCCTGGATCTTCCACTTCTTGGCAATCTTGCGAACTGCCCAAGAAGATCGGAGGAGGCTCCGGGCGCGCTCTCGCTGCATGTTGGCCCACCCCTCAAGCTCCTCAGAGCTGGTGGCCAGGTAGATTCCAGCCGGGGAGTCAGAAGCCGAGCAGATAGGCTGCTCCCACACATTTCGCAGCTCCTCAACGGCCATTTGGATCGCCCGGCTATTCCACCGGGTGCGTTGCGCAAGCTCCTTATAAGTAACGGCGTTCTTTCGGCCCACGCTGATCTGGGAAAGAATAAAAATAAGTTCTGCGCCCATCTGGTTACTCATGCCTAGACTCCTTCTGCTAATTCTGGATTGTTAACTACATGATAGTACAAGCCACATAAAAAGAAGTCAACTTACGGGATGAACCGGATCTCAATGGTGTTCTTAAAGCCCGGTGTTGTGTTGGCGTACGGCCACTTAGGAATCTTGCCGCCCTTATATGCGCCCAAAGCTGCCCACACCTGCGGGCTCAGGTCGATCAGGCTGTCGTCGCGTGTCCCTTGCTTCCTATCGGCACCGTGACAGGCGCAATAGTCGGCGATCCACACCTCAACCCATTTACCCGAGTGCGTTGAAATAATAAGAAGCTTTTGGGTGGGAATTGTGTGCCAGGCAGGGAGATTCAAATATTTCCGAAGGCGAGGCCCAAGAGCAGCGTACATGTTGTCGAGCGTCGTGCTCCACGGGCGGACCAACGACGTCCAGCCCCCCATGTTGCGGCGATAGCACTTCCACTCTGGGCGCTTAGCGCACTCTTCCTTGTTTGCACACTCTGGGCGCTTAGCGCACTCTTCCTTGTTTGCATACACCCACGTCTTTGGAGCGTCATACCAAGAGCGCGCATGCTGGTAGGCGTCATAGCGAGTCCCGAAACCGTTTACCCGGATAGCGCTGTCCCACTTCTGGTCCCAGCTTTGGGGCCTACTGGCAGGAACGGGCGGCTGGTCGGAGAAAACCTCTCTCGGTGGCTCCTGGGCGGGTTCTGGCGTATTCCAGAAACCCATTGAGAAGAGAAGGACCGTAGCTACGGCCAATGCAACGAGCACTGTCCATAATCGTCGGTGAGCCCTGCGTGCCGGTAGCTTCATGGGTACCTCCTGCTAAGAAGCCTAGCACCCCGGAGGGCTCTTGTCCAGGTGATACAACATTTTATTATTTGATTTGTTACACATAAAAAATAACCCGTTGTTTGTGAGGGCTTTGTCAGGTAGGATCGACTTGCGGCATTTGCCAGCCAAAAACAACCCCGGAGGAGCCATGGAGATCAGTATTGAGCCAGTCGATAAGCTTGCGCTCCACCCGGAGAACGCTCGGGAGGGCGATATTGGCGCAATTGTTACCAGCATTAAGAAGAATGGCTGGTTTGGAACAATCGTGGCACAGACCTCTACCGGATATGTCCTTGTTGGTAATCATCGACTACAAGCCGCCCGTATCTGCGGCATCAAAGAGGTGCCGGTTTTCTGGGTCGACTGCGACAACGAGCGAGCAAAGGCAATTCTCCTGGCCGACAACAAGACCTCAGAGCTTGCAAGCTGGAATGATCACGCCCTACTTGAGCTGCTCCAGGAGGCCGATGCCAATGACTACCTTCTTGACACGGCATTCGACCAGGACGACATCCAGAAGCTGCTTGCAAAACTAAATGGTACAGAACCTGAAGATGGAGATGTTTGCCCAACCTGCGGCTCTAAGCGCAAGAAGAGTCGATAAATGAAGTGGTACTCAAATCTCCCGTTTGAATTGGTTGTGCCGGTAAGCATGCCAAAATCTGAGCTGTCGAAGTGGAGGGACGCCATTGAGGTAATTGCAGACTCCTGCAAGACGTTTAAGTCAAAGGTCGAGCTCGTGCGACTGCATCATCACGAAAAAGAGCGCAAGACATACGGATACCACCACCCTATGGGCGTATCAATCTCAGAGGAGCATGAGATTATCTTGTGCGCCAAGGACGTGGACACTGCAATTCACGAGGCCGCACACGTCAAGACCAATGAAAACCACACGCCCAAGTGGGCTAGGTGCTACGTGAAGATGGCTCAGCACTACATGTCAGACGAGCTTTTGCGCGCGTCAATGAAGAATGCGTGCAAGCATTACCGGCCGGTTCGACCACTTGTTCGGAAACTTAGGATTTTATTTTAGGGCTGAGATGATTGCCTGAATGCACTGATAGCAGATTTCTGCCTCTTGGCCATAGTCTGGCTTCCCGTAGTACCAAATGCGCCCAATTGTTCCGCAATGATCACAAATACCAAGCGGCCCAACGCCTTTTGTTGCCCTGGCTACCAAGGGGTGGCCTCAGCTGCAAACTCAAGGCTGGCAGACTCGTCGTACTGCCACGGGAATGTTTCCGCCCCAATGATGTACCTCTCGCAGCAAGGGGTCTGCTCGCACTTTTCAAAGGCAAGTGCCGGGTCGGTCTCGGAAAGCCGGATAATCCAGAAGCTCTTCTCGTGGATGTCCTCGACAATTAAGGTCCCGTTAGGCCAAAAGTTCATTGCCTGCTTAGCCAGCCATGCGCCAATCCTTCTCACCGCAACATCACTAAAGGAGCAGACACGGAATCCATCTAGGTCCGGCTCAAGAAGCTCGCGGGCATAAAAGATTGGTGCTTTTGGATGCAGCGTGACAAATGCCGGCTGGCTTGTCTCTGGGTCGCAAAAGTCGCAGACAATCTGCTGCTCCGGGATATTAATATCGTCAGTCATTCTTGCTCCTTGCATCGTCTAGTCCGGCAATGTATGCCCAGATCAGGTTGTAAAACTCACGCTTGGTATTTGCCTGCAGCTTGAGAACAGAACGGTGCCCGCCCCGGTTATTAGTGGTGCACACAAGCTTGAGGCCGCCGTCGTACCAAGAGTGATAGAAGCCCACCTTGGAAACTTGCTTGCCGTCGACAGTCTCCCACAGCGTAGTCTCTGGTTCAAACCCAGCCCGGCGGTTCAAGGCGCCAATGGCGTCCTCGATATCTTTCTTGGTGAACGAGTAGCTCACTTCTTGTCCTTCTTGGCAAAGGCGGTTCGTGTACCGCTCTTGCTAGCGCTAAGGAATCGGCGATACTCGCCAATGCCGGTAATCACCATGGCCAATACAAAAATCCCCAAAAAAATCAATCCCATAACAACTCCTTGCTAACGCAGTCCAACGGCTGAAACCATCAGCCAGACCAGCCCACCGACCAATGCGGTGATAACCAGATCATACACCCTGTTACTCATCATCGCATCCACCAGAACACCAATCGCTACCGCATCCGGGGCATAAACCCTGCTCCCGGGCAGATTGCTGTAACTCATACACATTTGCTTTTACCTCGTCAAGGAAGCCGTTGCAGCAGCTGCAAGCCGAATACAGGGTTGCACCGGCACTATCTTCGCAGTCAACGTGGATGTGTCCGTCAATATGGCCTAAGTGTGCCATTTACTTCTCCTCTGGCTTTGCGTATTGGTTAGTCTTCATGCGGCTGCTTCGCCTTTAATCGCGCTGCTGTGGCCACAAGGTTGTGCCCAATCGAGCGAGATTCTGTTGGGTGGCGCTCTAAGGCGCCCTTTTCAATCAAAAAGCCCACAAGCTTTTCGTTCTCGGTCCAGTCCTTAAGCCAAAACCAGCCATGCGGGGCCCGCTCATCAAGCTCAACGCTCAGCCGGCAGTATGGCTCGTGCGTATCTACAATTTCGCCTACGCACTTATCAATATACTGATGTAAACGAATTGCATCCCCTTCGTACTCAACCGTGCGATAGATTTCCGGGGGGATATCTCGCAGTCGATCTAGCATCCCAATCACATTAAATCCCTTCATGCTCACAGCAATTCCCCTCAGAGCACCCGACGCACGCGCACACGTCGCACGCATCAAATGCTTGGGGCTCAACCGGGGTTGGTTCTTCAACAAACGCAAGGCTCATAACTCGTCGCCACTCGTGGTGATCAGAATTAAAGCAATTAAACCCATCAGAGTTGCCGCATTCGCACATGGCGTTGCCGCTGAACCACAACGCCTCACTTGGCCCAAGCAGTCCTACCCGGTACTGGTACCAGGCGGCCTCTAAGCTCAAAGAGGAAATGTTATCCCTTCTTGCCACGCTTTTCCTCCCAGCTTTCTTTAAAACCTTTACGGTAAAAATAATCTGCCGTATGGTCAACCATTGCCACAATACCAAAGATTTGCAAAACTGCCGCAACCAACCAGCCAAACCAATATTCGTACGTGATTGCGTGCCAGAATGCGGCATTCCCAAAGAGGACAAATACAAACCATTGAGCAAGTCCTGATGCAAACATCTTAACCCCGGCGGATGTCAACGACAAGGGTTGCCAGCCCAAACAGAAAAAACACGCCGGCGATAACAATGTTGACCGGCTCCCTAGAGAGAACGCCACTAACCATAAGAAAGGCACCGCCCCCAACAATTACCAAGTCTTGCATAATGTTGTACTTCATCATGCATTTGCCTCTTCAATATAATGCCCGGCAATCTCGTACCACTCAACCTTTGGCCAATAGCTAGAGTAGATCGCGTCTGCAACCGGACCCCGCAAATCGTCTTGATTCAAATGGCCAAGGTACACCTCTTCGCAATACGACCGAAGCCAACCGGCAAGCGAGCCGGTGGCCTCGTGGACATTAACAACGCCCTCATCGGTAAAGTCGTCAACCTCTGTATGCGCCTGGTTCAAGATGCTCTCGTCATCGCTTTCGCCAAGCCAGAGCGCCATGTTCCAGGTCTCCCAGTTAGTCCAACCGTTGTACTTCTCGCACATTCCTACTTACCCCCTGCCAAATCTTCGGCCCTTGCGCGTTGCCGGGCAATGTACGCCGCCTGACGCTTGTTTGATGTCGGGTCAACCTGATACCGGTGCCAATCAGCAATAGTAACGACCCCGGCCTGATCAGTGCCCATCAAGCCTTTTGCAACGAGCCCGTCAATTGCCTTGCTATAGCGACTGCCGATGCACGCCTTGAGGTGCTCCCGACTCTTGAAGATGCCGCCGCTGCGGATTTGCTTGGCTTCCGAAATTGCCGTGATGAACGCACGGAACTCCGTGTCGGTCAAGCTGGCGATCTTGTCATCCTTGTGGGCATTGACGCCCCACTTAATCCACATTTCCACGTTACCACCCCTTCCCATTAGAATGGCAGCAAATCGACATGCTTGTGTCCGCAGCACTCTGGTACCTTTTCGTAGCCGTACCTCTTTGCCTCATTGCTGTACACAACGTTAAGGGATGCCATGCACTTACTGCACCGGCACGCCTCACAAAGGTATTGATCCTTTGTGAACATTCGCCAAGTATGAGCAACGTCGTGCTCAAGCGCAGTCTTCATTACGTGAACAAATGCCTTTGCCGGATGTGGCCCAATGTGAGACTTCTCCAAGCTTTCAAGCGCAAGCTCGCAAGCCGCTCCAAGATATTCAATGTGCTTGTTTAACTTGGCAATTACAGCATCTCGATTCTTAATTTCATGAACAAGCCGGTCAATCTGGTAGCGCGCAGGCTGGCCATGCTCGACATCCCAATACGCCAGATGCTCGCAGCAGCGGCTGTCAAGGCATCCCGCGCACGAGCACAGCTCACAATTGCTTACTGGCTCCTTCTTAACCTCTACGTCGTAAGAATCTCCCATCTCTTCGTCGTACTTTCGCACGGTGATGGTTGCAGTTACTTCCTTCTTCTTTGCCATGATTTCTCCTCCTATCAAACAGGTACTGGGAAGGTCGCGGTAAATTCCGGCTCATTCCCAAGCTCTGGCATGTCTTCCATCCACGTCCAGTTCATTGCGCCAATATCATAGCGCCCACAGCATGAGGTGGCGTAAATCTCCACAAGATCATCTGTGGCATCTCGGCCACCGCCGCTCATCACAAATGCATCAAGCTTGGCGTTGTATGAAGCAAACTCCACAGCATCGCCCTTATCGTTGTGCTCTGCGGCAAGCAGGTGGGTGTCTGCCGCAACGCGCATCGCGGTCTTAAAGTCAAATGCTGGGCATGTCCAACCGTTCCAGCGGTAGTCAGTGCGGACACGAGCCGGGTACACGCCCATGGTGCCTTCGCCAAGTGTCACAAATACCTCTTCGCTTGTTGCCGGATCACAATACGTGCAGCTCATTTATTACCTCCTACTACTATGCGGGAAACCCCGCTCATTGCATCCTAGGGTATAGATATTATCCTGTCAACTACCCCGCTTGAGCTCTTTGGCAATTGCAGTAACGGGGTCTGGGTTAATGGGTCGAAGAAACTTCTGTTCGGCTAGCCGGTCGTCCAGCAGCTCTTCCATTGAGGTGCGCTCGACCCGTAGCACCAGCTGCTCGCAAAGCGTGCTGCAGCAACGGCCCTCAGCCGTGTGGGCCATTGGGTTGCCGCAATAGAAGCAGGTG